AAACAACAAATAGGGATAAGCTGGGATAAGAGGCGAAATTTAGAGCCTTAAATTCAGAAGGTTACGAACACAGCGCCAGTATATAGCGCGAGCAAATTAGACACCAGCAGTGCCAAAGGCGTGCAAATTGAAAAAGAGGCTGTCTCGCTTGGAAACAGCCTCTTTTGCTAGTTATTTGGCATAGCCTAGATCTGGAGTAGACGCCTAGCCATTTGGTGTGAGCAGTCAGTGCCTTCGATGGATACGACCATCATCTCTTCATGAGTGACGTTGTATAGCTCAAAGCCTCCATCCTGGCGAAGGTCTCCCTGCATAACATCACCAATCTCAATATCGCACCCGCCAATAAACTCGGCCACCGTGATGCTACCGTCCTCGACCTGTATAGCGCCCATGCCGTTCCTAGGATTATACGCAACTACCCTGCCTTTCATTTGCTCCTCCTTACAACCACCCAGCAGACCACACGGCGCGCCCAACGATCTCAAGCTCATGAAGTTGATCCTGGGGCACTAGTACTTTGTCATATTCCTTATTCGCGCTAATGATGGATACGCCGTTGAATTGGCGCTGCAGGCGCTTAGCGTAGAGATGTCCATCCAGCCGCAGTATATAGATACCCTCGCCCTCAATCGCCGTCCTGGTGTGGTCAATCAGCACCGTATCGCCGCTGTGAAGTACTGGCTCCATGCTGTCGCCATCAATGCGGATCGCTGAAAGGTGATCCGGCGTTAGCCCCTGCTTGCGCAGTGAGTAGCGCGTAAAACTGATGTGCGTAAGCACGCGGCAGTTCTCATTCCAGGCCCCGTCACCAGCGCTGCACTGCGCGTCATACAGCGGCACAAAGGCGTAATCCTCCATCCCCTTCACATCTATTGAATCAGCCTTCTCCTCGCCAAATGCGAGCCATTGCATGTCCTTACCTAGCGCACTAGCGATTAGTTCAAGGCGATCCAGTGTGGGGTAAGTGTCTCCGCTCATATAACTGCGTATAGCACCTTCAGACAACCCGCATCGGCGCGAAAATACGCGCGCACTCTCACCGGCTAGAGCATCTTTAAGCCTAGCGGGGAAACATCCGATTCCCCCAGCAGGAATAGGATGTTCTTTACCATTGAGTTGCTCAGCATCCTTTTCTTCGTAACCCACTGTTTTACAACCTCATGCACAAAAAAAAGAGCGTATGGCGCAATAAAAAGAAACGGATGCTCATTTATCCGCTTGATATACACTTTTATCCGCGCTATGTTTATGGGGAAAGACAGGTTAGACACCCCAAAAAAACGCCACCGAGGTGACGCCATGAACCACGAAATTCCTATCAATCCTTCCCAGCGCTGGGAGTGGTTGAAATACCAACTCCGCAGCCAAGGATGCAGCTTGCGCAAGTTAAGCGATGAGCTGGGTGTCACCGGCAACGCGGTACAGCTTGTTAAGTACACGCCTTACCCACGCATGGAGCGCGCTATCGCCAAAAAGCTTGGCTTCACACCACAAGCTATTTGGCCAGAGCGCTGGAACCATGACGGCACACCATGCCGCGAACGCCCCAACCGCGCAGAAAAACTCATCACAGCAAAAGCGCAAAACCGTTTATGCGACAAGGATAGCGGTTCTAACGCTATCGCGCATCGTCAAATGGCACAGGGAGCGTAGCCATGCGACGCGTCAAAGATACCCAAACATTAGACATCTTTGAGGTACCGGCGCCGGTCGTGCCTACACCAGGCAGCGGCAACTATGCCGCCCAGGTCAGCGAGCTAGTTGGGGCGGTGCTAAAGGATTGTCCTATAGACCGTTACGAAGTCGCCGCGCAGATGAGCCGTTACTCCGGTGATGACGTCTCCAAGCACATGCTGGATGCGTGGAGTTCGCCAGCACGCAGCGACCACAACATTCCTTTCTATCGTATTCCGCTTTTGGAAGAGGTCTGTCAGAGCCACGTTTTTACCGACTGGATCGTGCACCTGCGTGGTGGGCGCGTGGCCTATGGCCGTGAAGCCCTTGCTGCCGAATACGGGAAGCTTTCCCGCATTCAGGAGCGGGTAAATGCGGATCTGCGAAAGCTGAAAAAGCTGATGGGAGAAGAGGAATGAACTGGTACACCGCCAAAGAGCTGGCCGGGTTACCAGGGCTCCCCGGCACAGAACGCAATGTGCGTGAACATGCCAAGCGTCACCGCTGGGAAGGCCAGCAGCGCCTAGGCAGTAAGGCTGTCGAATACGCCTTTGCCGTTCTACCCACCGAAACCCAAAACGCGCTGTTATTGGCCCAGGCAGATAACGCCGCGCCCACGCCTGTTAGCACTGTATTGCCCCAGCAGGAAGAGCAGCGCCCTGGCCAACAGCAGCTAACCGATGCCCAGCGCCAAGTGATGACTGCCCGTGTTGCCTTCGTTCGCGAGATCGAGCGCATGAGCAAAATGGTCAGCCAGCAGCGCGCTATCGAAACGTTAGTTGCCCATGCGAAGGAAGACGATCTAACGCCTTACCTTAAAGAGCGCGTCGTGATGGCCAACGACCGCAAGACAATCACGCGCAACCTGAGTGAGCGCACCCTAAAGCGCTGGATCGCTGACTTCCGCAAGCACGGTGAGCGCGGCCTAGCCCCTAAGCGCCGCCAAGCGGATATGAGCATGCCCGACTGGGCCGGTGATTTTCTCAAGCGCTACCAGAAACCGCAGAAGCCATCGGTCGAAGCCGCCTACCAGTTGCTAGTCGAACAGACCCAACCGCCGCACCCCTCTATACACCAAGTGCGCCGCTGGCTTGCCAAGCTATCACCGGAAGCGCGGGAACGTGGCCGCATGGGCGCCCATGAGCTGAAAGCACTCCAGCCCTTCAAGCGCCGCACCAGTGCGGAGCTATGGCCGAACGATGTGTGGGTCGCGGATGGCCACACCTTTGACGCCGAGGTGATCAACCCGCTGACCGGTCAAGCCTTCCGGCCTGAAGTCACGCTGATAATTGACTGGGCAACGCGCCGCATCGTTGGCTTCGCTCTCAACCTTGCCGAATCGACTGTAGCCACGCTGGACGCCCTACGCGATGCCGTTAGCCGCGTGGGCATGTTCAACCTGTTTTATGTCGATAACGGTAGCGGCTTTGACAACGCCACTGTTTATGAAGTGGTCGACCGCCTGGGCGGCACCATCACCCACTCGCTGCCTTATAACTCACAGGCACGCGGTGTGATCGAGCGCGCCCACCAAAGCACCTTGGTAAAGCTGGCTAAAACCATGGACAGCTATATCGGTGCGGACATGGATAAAGAGGCGTCTACCAAGGCGCACAAGCTAAGCCGTCGCGATATTAAACAGGGGTTAAAGCCCGCGTTAATACCCACGTTTCAGGAGTTCTTTGATTCTTTAAACGAGGCGTTAAACGTCTATAACCACAGACCCCATAAAGGCCTTTCCAAAGTTCGCGATTTGGAGTCTGGAAGGCTGCGCAACCAAAGCCCGATGGAAGCCTGGAAGAGCGCCGAAGCCGAAGGCTTTGAAGCGCTAACCGCGCCTAGCGATGTGGTCGCCTCTCTCATGCGCCCACAAGAAGTACGCAAAACCAACCGTGGCGAAGTGCGCATCAACGGTGGCCTCTACTTCCTGGATGCCCTGCGCGATATGCACGGCGAAGAGATCCGCGTGGCCTGGGACTACCGCGATACCGGCAGCGTTGGCGTTTACACCCTGGAAGGCGAACACCTAGGCGATGCCATCCTTGACGGCAACGCCACCCCCGCCATGCCTGCAACCATGATCCAGCGCGCCGCCGAGAAGCGCGAAAAAGGCCAGCTCAACCGCTTGGCACAAAAAGCCAAAACCATCACCGGCAGCGATGTCGAGATCCGCGCCATTACCCCCGCCGCCAGCTACTCAGACGAAAAGCAGGCAGCCGCAGGCCGCGCCTATGCCAAGCAGCTGGCGGATCAAGGCACACGCTTTCAGATACCCCAAAACAAGATGGAGCGTTATCGGCTTTGGAAAAAGCTGGATGCCCAACTTCAGCAAGAAGAGGAAGTGCCGGAAGCAGCACGCGACTGGTACGAACGTTACCAGCATCACAACGATTTTCGCGCTATCGCGAAAGTAATGGATGCGGACGGGCTGTCACCCGCCCGCAACCGACGGGCCGTCTAGACCACGGCCCACGACACCCCAACCTTGGATAAGGAAGCACTATGAGCGTCAACACCATTGTACCACTCACTAACGTCGGGCTACTCGCCGCTGCCGTTGAAAGCGCCGCCAACCGCCCGCCAGAACTGCCTGGCTTGGTGGTTATGTACGGCCCCAGCGGCTACGGCAAAAGCCTAGCAGCGGCCTATGCCGCCAACCTACACCGCGCCTACTACGTCGAGTGCCGCGAAAGCTGGACCAAGAAAGCGTTTGTGGTCGCCGTGCTGCGCGAGATGGGCATCATCCCCATGAAAACCCTGAGCGAGATGGTCGACCAGATCGCCGAGCAGCTTTCCCGCTCAGGCCGCCCGCTGATTGTGGATGACGTCCAGTACGTGATTGACAAAGCCGCCGCCAACGTCCTCACCGACATCTATAACGCCAGCCAAGGCACCCTGATTCTGATCGGTGAAGAACGCGTGCCCGCCTCAATGGCCCGCCTAGAGCGCCTGCATAACCGCGTATTGGAATGGGTACCCGCACAGGCGGCAAGCCTAGACGATGTGCGCGCTCTGGCTGACAAGAGCTACCCCGATATTGAAATTGACGACGACCTGCTGCAAGCCGTTAACGACCGCGTGAAAGGCTGCCTGCGACGCGTCGCCGTCAACCTCTACCAGATCCACTCAGAAGCTACCGCCAACGGCTGGCAAATGGTTGGCCTGCGGGAATGGGGCGAGCGCGAGATCCACACTGGCCAGCCACCGGCACGGAGGGGCTAAACATGCCGAAGCCTAAACAAACCCTATCCGGCATGGCGGGTGATGTAACGCCCCGCCAACGCATTTGGGACGCCATCCG